GCGGCACCCGCGGCCGCTGCCGCTGCCGCCAGCCCTGCGGCGGCGGTGGCCGTGGCGGCCAGAGCCGGGGCCGCGCCGGCCGCTGAGACGGCCTTGAGCGCGCCGGAGAGACGGGCCAGGCCCGCCTGGGCGGCGTCGATGCCGGACGCGTCGTAGTCGGAACGCACCCGTACCGCGAGGTTCACCGGTCTACCGGCCACGCTTTGCCGCCTTCCGTTCGGCTTCCCAGATATCGGCCTGTACCTGGTACATCACGGCCTGCTCGTCCCAGGTGTGCTCGTCCAGCTCGCGCAGGGAGATGCCCCAGGCGCGGGCGATGTGTGCGCGGGCGGTCAGCCCGCGGACGTAGGGTCCGCCTCGGCCCGGGTGGGATCGGCCGGGGCGATCACGTGGATGTCGTCCAGGGTGAGGGTCTCCCACCACGTGTCCGGCACGTCCGGTTCGGTGCGCTGGCGGGCCAGCAGAGCGCACACGAACGGCATGTCCGGGTGCTGCAGCACCGCCTCGGTGTGCAGCTGCTCGTAGCGCACCCCCAGCAGGCGGGCGAGCTTGACCCGCTCGGCCTTGTCGAGCCGGCCCACCGGGGCCAGCCAGCGCTTGTGCGCTTGGGTGCTGCTCTCAACGGCCATTGCTGGCCTCCCTGACGATGTCTTGGAGTCGGTTGCGGTAGGTGGTGGCCCAGCCGGATTCGGTGGCCTTAGCGGCGATCGCGACGAACGGCTGGGCGCGGATGCCGCGGGCCGGCCATCCGAAGTGGATGGGGCCGGCGTAGGGGATGGCGGGGCCGCCGTAGGTGACGCCGGCGGATCGGCGGGAGCGGACCGGCTTGACCGAGTCCACGAGGCGGCCGGTGCGGCGCGGACCGTGCGCCTTGGCGTGCGCGGCGATCCGCCGGCCCACCGACAGGTGGATGGTGGCGAGCCGGTCGGGCAGCTCGTCGGCGTCCAGGTGCTCAAGGGCGCGCCGGACGCGGTCCTCGCCGATGACGGTCAGTCTGAGGGTGCGCTGCGCCATGTCTCAGGCCTTGGCCGCGTCCTTGAGCGGGGTCAGCGCCGTGGCTGCGCCGGCCCCGGGTGCGGCGGCGCCGGGGGTGAGGGTGGGCACGCCGACGATGTCCCACTCGAACTCGCTGGTCATGGTCGCGGCGTACTCGTCGCCGCCGACGCTCAGCGGGTCGATCACCACGGATCCGGTGACCTTCGCGCCGATGTCGTTGTTCGGGATGAACTCGAACGCCACGACGTTGCCCTTGTTGGCCCAGGTGTAGAACACCAGGCCCGATACCGGGTCGCCGTCGAGGTCCTGCAGCACGGTGCCGGTGAGGGTGGCGGAGTAGGTGGTGCCGCCGGGGACGGTCTCGCCGCACAGTACGTACAGCGGGTCTTCGGTGTCCTTGTCCCACTCGACCTGCAGCGCGGTGACCTGGCACGAGTAGTCGATCGCGGTGGCGGTGGGGCCCAGCTTCAGCGTGCCGGGGCCGAACTTGTTAGCGGAGACAGGCATCAGCGGGCCTTTCTAGGTGATGATCTCGAACTGGACGCAGGGCAGGGGGGCGTTGATGTCCAGGACCAGCTCGACGGGTTCGATCTGCTCGATCCGGGCGAGGGGCATGAGCGGTTCGGCGAGGACTTCGGCGATCTGGTCGCCGAGCGCGGTGTAGGCCGCCGGGGATGCCGGTGGCAGGGCCACCAGCAGCAGCCAGCGCACCTCACGCACGCACCGGTTGACCACGTCGGTGGAGCGCCAGACGAGCCACGCGTCGTAGGGGCTGATCACGTCGGGCTGGATGGTGTGCCCGGTGATGCGCTGCGCGGTGCCGTCGATCTCCACATCCACGGTGACCGCGAGCGCCAGGCGCTCACGCAGCTCGCCTTGCAGGCTCACGCGATCACCGGGATCCGGTAGGAGGCCTCCAGGCGGCGTACCTCGGCGTCGTAGCCGGACAGCCGCACGGAGCCGTACTCGCCTTCCCCGGTGACCCCGAGCGGGATCTGCCGGGCCGCGATGTGCCGGGCGCAGCGCCGGTACAGCGCCCGCAGCAACGGCTCGGGATAGGTGGCGTCGCCGGGGAAGGCGCAGATCCGCTGCTGGATGACCGCCTCGGCGGTGATGACCGCCAGGAGGTCGGCATCGGACAGGGCCGTGACGGGCACCTGCAGCCAGGCGCGCACGTCCGCGACGGGCGGGAGCGGCGGGGGTGTCGCCACGGGCACGGCCTTCCGTGTTGTTGGGAGCGAGGGGGCCGGGCCGCGTACGTCAAAGCGGTGCTCGTTCACGTCAGTACGTGAAGCCGTTGACGTACGCGGCCCGGAGCAGCGGCTACTTCGCGGCCCGGAGCGGGGCGGCCGGGGCGGGGATGGCGAACTTGGCCAGCGCCGGGGCTTCGGTCACGGCGAACGCGGCCCGGGTCTCGGCGAGCACCAGCAGGATATTGCGCACGAAGTAGTCCGCGTGGCTGTCGGACATGAACACCTCGGTCTGGTTCCGGTCGAACCAGGTCACGCCCGTGCGGGCGTCCCCGACGTAGGCGGTGCCGGCCGCAAGCCCGGGTACGGGTACCGGGGTGAGGCCCCAGTAGCGCACCGTCTGGACCGGGCCGGAGGTGGTGATGGCCATCGCGTCGAGGTCGGCGTTGGCCAGGTCGGCGGGGTTCATCAGCAGCGCGTTCGGGCTGTACCCGGCCGACTGCACCGTGCCCACCGCCTGGCGGATCAGCCCGAGCGTGGTGTCCGGGCCGGTCACCACGGGGATGTCGGTGCTGGCCGCGATGACGCCGGCCGCGGCGCCTTCCAGGGCCTTCAGCACGCCGCGGCGGAGCTTCCCGTCGATGATCGACTCGATCATCGGGACGTCCGCGAGGGCCTGGCGGGTGATGCCCTTCCAGTGTGCGTAGGTGGCCAGGGTGATGGTCTCCACGCCGAGTGGGATGTCCGCCTCGGGCTTCAGGGCCCCCTCGGCGACGACGGCCGCGGTCGGGTCGGAGGTGCCCAGGTCGATGTACTCGACCGTGCCGCGGGTGGTGCGAACCCGGCCGATGGCGTCCAGCAGCGGAGTGAGCAGCATGTAGCCGGGGGTGTGGTCCCACCACATCGCGGGCTTGCCGTCGAACGTCCCGGTGTCGATCGCGGCGCGCGATTCCAGCCAGCCGGAGATCTCCACGGTCGCGGAGGAGCCACGCCCGCCGTAGGCCTTGAACGCGTCGGACGTGGTGAACTGCCGTCCGGCGGACACCTGCGGCGGCTCCTGGGCGCTCTTGGCGGCGGGCTTGTCGCTGAGCGCGGAGCGTTCCTCGGCCATCACGCCGGCCTTGTCCGCGAGCTTGGCGAACGCGGTGGCGGACTCCGCGACGGAGGTGAGTCGCTCGATCTCGGTGTCCAGGTGGGAGCAGCGGGTCTCCCACTGGGTGACGTTGGTGCGCTCGGAGTCGTTGAGTTCGCGCGTCTCGCCGGCGGCCTTGTCGTAGAGGTTCTTGGCTGCCTCACCGAGCGAGGCGCGCTCGGTGATCAGCTTCTTCAGATAGGCACTCATGGGTGTGCTCCCGCAGGGGGTACGGAACGGGTCGGGTTCGCGTCCCGTGCGGGGCGACACATGCAAGGGCCCCCGGGGGTGCCCGTGCGGGCGGCGCCATGCGGCGCGGCGGGGTCCTGCGGCTCCCAGGTTAGAGCAGGTAGCGCGTCAGGTCGGGGGTTGTGGGGGCGGCGGCGGGGTCGGGGGCGTTCTGCCACAGCCAGGTGGGTGTCTCGGTCGCGGCGGAGCGCAGCGCCAGGATGCGGGCCTCGTCGTAGGCGGGGTCGACTTCCAGCGCCACGGCGTGCAGGGCCGCCTCGGTCACCTCCCGCGCCCCGTCTGGGCCCTGGCGGGTCTTCAGCGCCCTGAACTCCACCGACAGCCCGCCGTACACGCCGTCCCGGGCCCGCTCCACCGCTGCGCGGCCCTCCGGGGTGTCGTACAGCCGGAAGGTGCCGTACAGGCCGTCCGGGCGCTCTTCGAGGCGGGTGTCGACGCCGACCGGCATCGGGTCGCGGTGCAGCGATTTGAGGCGGATCTTGCCCGCGCGGGAGGCGATCGACGTGGCGAACGCCCCGGGTGCGAACCGCTCCCCGTGCGGGTGGCCGGTGCGCATGGAGGTCTGCCCGTAGGGGATGCAGCGGCCCTCAAGGAGGCCTTCGGCGGTGGCGCGCAGCTCGAACGGCAGGTGAGCCGTCGCGGCGGTGGTGGTGTGGGACATGGTTCATCCTTCCTGGGGGGAGCGCTGCTGGGGGAGATTGCCGAACGGCGGATTCGGGCCGGCGGGGGGCAGCGGAGGCAGGTCTTCCATCTGCCGCACGTCATCCAGCGTCAGGAAACCGGCCTGCAGCGCGGTGGCATGGGCGGCGTAGCGGGTGGCGGTGTCCGCGCGCAGCAGCGCGTCCAGGTTGATCCGCAGGGATGTGCCGCGCGGCAGTTCCGCGTCCAGGACCGATTCAAGCCGTCTGACCCACGGATGCAGGGTGAACTGCCCGAACTCGATCATCCGTGATTCGACGTTGGCGTAGGTGGAGGAGTCGGCGGGCAGGCCCAGCATGTACGGGGGGACGCCGAACATCAACGCCACGTCCAGGAGGCTGTAGCGGCGCATCTCCACCAGCTGCAGCGCCTGGGGGTCGAGCTGCAGCGGGGTGAAGTTGGTGGTGGCGTTGAGCACCGCGATGGACTTCATCAGCCCGCCGTGCGCCTCCATCCACTTGGCCTTCAGCGCCGTGGCCGCGTCTTCGGTCACGTCGGGGGCGGTGACCTGCAGATAGCCGTTGGGAACGCCGCGGCGCAGGGTGTTGGAGGCGAACGCGCGCATGGCGCCGGCCAGCATCAGATCCGCCATGTGGGCCTGCATGACGCCGATCCCGCGGCGTGAGCCGGGCCGGGTCATGCCGCGCACCACGATCAGCTCGGAGGCGTCCAGCGGTACGCCGTTGGCCTGCCAGCCCCAGTTGTCCATGGAGATGGACATGCAGGAGGGGTGGAGCAGCCACAGCGGGGCCTTCGGGGCCCCGGCGGCGTCACGCACCGGCACGTAGAGAAACGCTTCTCCGTACCACAGGAGGCTGACAACGGCCGCGGCCCAGAACTCCACCGAACTCATCCGCCAGTCCGGCAGCAGCCCGGAGGCATCCACGCGGCCGTCCATCCGCTTGAGCTGCGGGTCGGTCAGCCACAGCGGCGCCTCGGTGGTCTCCCGTCCGCGCACCGTCTGCCAGGGCAGGCCGGCGATGGTGTCCGCGATCAGCGAGGTGCAGCGGGTCACGGCCGGCACCTGCAGACACGGCGCCATGCCGGCGCCCGGCGGCGGGTTGCCCCAGGAGGTGGCGTCGGTGCCGTCGGGGGGTTCCGGCGGCTGGTTGATCTCCGTCCCGCCGGCGTCCCACCACAGCCACGGCTCGTCCACCACCCAGCCGTCCGGGGGGCCGTTCTTGACCACGTCGCGGCCGTCCGTGGCCCGGTGGACATCCACCCCGTAGCGGTAGCGGGCGGGCAGGCGGACCCGCGACCCGCGCGGCCCTCTGGGCACTGCCATGCGCGTTCTCCTCGTTCAGTAGATCGCTGGTTGGGGTACCGGGGCGGGCGCTTCCGGCGCGTGATCCAATGCCCACATTGCCAGGGTTGCGGCGATAAGCGGTGTCATGGGGACTTCCGAGACGCGGTCCCAGGCCCAGCCGCCGGCCAGTGCCCGCTTGCCCGCGGCCACCGCGGCGGCGTCCAGCGCCGCGTGCGGGTGCACGCCCAGGCGCAGCGCGGAGGCGCCGTGTACGGCGTCGTAGAGCTGCAGACAGGCCGTCGCCAGCTCCCGCGACCGGGTGGTGACCAGCGGCGCCGTGGCGTCCTTGGTCAGCTCGTCGGCGGCCGTGGCGGACGGCCCGACCGGGTCGAGGCAGACCGCTGCCGGCTTCCACCGCTCCACCAGCTCGGCGACGCGGGCGCGGACCCAGCCGACCCCCTCGGCGTGGTCGACCACTTCGAGGACCAGGCGCCCGGTGACGGGGGAGACGCCGGCCGCGACGATGGAGGCGCAGGAGCGGTCCCGGGCCAGGTCGACGCCGAACGCGACCGGGCCGGCGTCCCGCGTAACGGTCTCCTCCACCGCTGTCGCGGCCCACGCGGCGGGGTCGAGGACGGTCTCGACCGCGGAGGTCCAGCGGTTGCCGTAGCCGCGGGCGAACTCCCCCGCGGGCAGCGTCGCTCTAGCCGCCTCCACCGCTTCGCGGGGGATGGTGAGCCCCACCGCCGGATGCGCGGCGCACACCGCGTCCAGGTCGGCGGGGTCGGCGTCGTCGGGCAGCGACCACTCGAAATAGGCCAGCCCGCGGCCACTTTGCGCCAGCGCCGCGTCCCGGCCGGCCGCGACGCGCTCCTTGAGCCACGTGGAGGCGTCCGTACCGGCCGTGGACAGCAGCCACACCTGCGGCCGTGGCCGCGTCGCCATGGCGGGCACGGCGGCGGACAGCAGCTCGGTCCCGCGCTGGGCGTCGTGGGCCCAGATCTCGTCGAAGAACACGCGGTCCACCTGGCGGCCGTGCAAGCCCTCCGGGGTGGGGGCGAACACGCGGAACGTTCCTCCGGTGGAGCTGACGCGCAGCGCTTCGCTGCCGTTGGTCAGGCGCACCTGCACCGCCGGCGCCAGCGGGGAGCGGGTGACCGCCTCCACCGCGTCCATCCAGCCGTCCCGCGCGTCATTACGCGTCTGAGCCGAGTACCAGGCCCGTCCGCCCTCCGCGAGCGCGGCCTGCACGCCCAGCGCCCGCACGAGGGTGGACTTCCCGGACTGCCGGGGCACGGTCACGAGAACCATCTCGTACGCCATGCGTCCCGTCGCAGGATCGACCTCCCCCGCGACCGTCGGCCACCAGGCGCTGCCAGGGGAGCAGGTTGTAGCCGAGCAGTGCGGCGATGCGGGCGGTGGCCGGCCCGATGGTGGGCCGGGACACATCACGCGTCGTCGCGTACCGCGGGGGCGCAGACATGGGTTCCCATCGCATCGATAGCGG